CCGTAATCGGCTAGCGGCTAAGCTAGTCGCACCGGGGGCAGTATCCACATATCCCTGCAGACGTAGGTCGCTTGAAGGCGCAGCTTTCCTCGCGGAACGCTACCCCAGCTCGCTTCCCACTCTTCAGTTCCGGCCCACAACGCGTGTACCAACCCCCCGATTCGATCGGAGAAATCAGCACGCGACGTTACCGTTGCCACCCGCATCTGACGATACGCTTGGAAGCGTCTCTTCCAGTACGGGGTACAACGGTCCCAGCTATCCCACGCCACTCCGTCGAGTCCCCAGGGGCCCCGAAGGGCCTTCGGTATAACCCGGCGGATGTCTTTTACGACAGGCGTGAAGCGGGCATTTAGCGCAGGGAAGCGCGATGCCCATTCATGCAAGTGATTGTGCAAGACAATTGCTTGTCCTACGTCACTCACTGGACGGCGGAGATAGAACGGAGTTACATCAACGCCACGCCAGTAGTGCCCTCCGCAAGACTCACGGAAGGGCCCAGAAACAAACGACTTAGAGTCATTCGTAGTAAAGCCAGCCTCAGCAAGGATCGCTGAGACAGCTTCGGCGTGCTCGCGGGGACAGATTATGTCATCCCCGAAAACAGAGACGCGATGTTGGTTTCCTTTCCCGCAAACGGCAAGCGTCAAAGCATAGAAGACGAGAGTCTCTAGCTCGAACGTAAACCCGTTCCCCATAGAGGAGAATTTTCCGTACCGAAGCACGGCGGTGTTGCCGTCGAGATCCCTATACGTTCCCCAGTCGGATCGAAGGTCCCAGAGGACCTTGAACCAGTCGGGGGGCATAAGAGCCTCTACCAACCCGGTTGTTAGCATATCGCTAGCCGCCTTAAGATCTAAGGTTGCCAACGAGTCTGTCCAACTCCCGAGTCGGGCAAGTGCACGGTTTGTTTCCTGTGCATCTTGTCGCAGGAGGCCTACACGCTGCAACCGTCGGCGAATCATCTTGCCGACGCCTTTCTGGAGGAACATATTCCAGGTAGGTTCGGCCGCACAAGTGCGGTCGGTGTCGTAGCGTTTCGGCACTGTGAACACCTTATTACTATCGACGATATTCATGTCGATGGGAAGGACATCTCCCAATGCAGACCACTTTCGGAATGCATCGTAATAAGGCAATGCCCGCTCAGTGATGTGGGTAGACAACTCCCACTTATTCTGATGAAAGGCGTTTCGACGCCCGAACTCAGAACTCGCTCCTGGCCCGAAGTTGCAGAGCTCCGGCAGTTCATCTAAGACGAACGGCCCAAGGACGCTCCGTATGATTGCGCTCGCGCGCAGCCACACGGAAGTCGTCAGAGATGCGCGGGACCAGGGATCAACCAATCT